GCCTCCTGGACGTTGTACGCGATTTTTTCCATAGTGTCCTCCTATCCTTATTCGTCGACCGTCCCGACGTCTACTCCGTCCTTATCAATCAAATGCTGGATGCCATCTGCATCAGTGACAACGGTTAGAGCGTTTTCTGCTATCTCGGGGAACACCGCCTTAAACGCTTCATGAGCGGCTTTTCTGCCTGACTCGGTGTGGCGCACCAGGTCAATCCAATGGGCCTTGACGGCGTGCGTCAGCGGGGCGTCTACCTCGTCCTCAATCCAGCCAACGTTGCGAGGGTCTTTATAATCCAGATTGTGGACAAAAACCATCTCGGAAAACAGTTTCTCCGTTGGGTGGAGATTCTCCTTCACTTGAACGGGGTCACAATTGCAGAGATTACACAGGTCATCCAGGGTAGCCCCAGCACTTTGCCACAAATCCAGAGCAATCGCAATACACTGACCTATCTCCGCAAATCTGCTCTCCGCTACACGGTAATCCTCCCGTAACTTTGATAGGCGCTGTGTACCAAGAGGGAACGATATACCGGCGGACTCCGCTTTCTTCATGCTCCTATCCAATGCGCGGATAGCAGCCCACTTCTCTGCAAGCTCTTGGCTGGCATCTCTGGAGCGGAGCCGGTATAGAACTAATAGGGACAGCATATCCCTTCTCAACTCTCCTCTGTTACCCTGGACACTTGCAATGCCCGCACGTCCGAGGTATTCATACACCTTGAAATCAATCGCCTCTTTATTCATTCCGATTCATGACCTCTCCCTGTAAACCACCGCGTAGTTCTTCCCGTTGACCGTGATCGTGCTGGGCCTGCCGTGTGCCTCAATCCACGTCCGCACCTTCTCAACCACGCTCTCGGTATACTGGTAATCTACGCCGTCGTGCCCGTTGTTGCAGTAGGGAAGCCGTTCGCGCTCGTCCTCTGAGATATCCAGCGTGGAGATAATCGCACCAATGGCCTGGGCATGGGGCACCTTGCCGCCGGATGCCTTGGAGTAGACGCCCAGCTTTTCGGCAATAGCGCTCTTGTCGTAGGTATGCTTCATGTCCTGGAATGCCATGCGGGGGAGGTGAATCCCATCCTCGGAATAGAAATCGCTGAGAGCCATTGCCTGATACTCTGGCTTGGTGCCCGCCCGGTCGTAGAGCTTTTGAAGGAAACTCGCCGCCCGGTTCTTGGCGTTGAGCAGCATCGCCGTGGCCCGTTTGTCGGCGGCGGCCAGCTCCTCCGGGGTCTTACCGCTCTTTGCGGTCTTTCCGCCGATAGCGACCTTCTCGCGCTCCTCCATGATATTGAAGCGGGTTACATACAGGGCAGTGAACTTCGTCCCCTTCTCACCGGTGAGCTTGTTGGCGATGAACTCACACCCCTTCTTGGTAACGAGGAAGCAAGGGAGTTCCCGACCGGTGCTATCGGTATAAGTACTGGGGATGAAAAATTCGCTCGGCTCAATTTTGAGCTCAGCCGCACTCAGCCCAACTTTGGGCTCAGTGCCCTGTTTCATGTTTTCGATATACCCATTGATGTCTCGAAGAAGATGCTTATGCTGTTTGCCTACCATCTCAGCCACTTCGCGGC